CCAGAATCCCAGAAGAAACGGTAGAAGAACGAACTGAATATTATCGGGAGCAGACCCGCACACAAATGGATGCCGTGGATCAAAACCTTATGAGGGAACAACATCCCTCAATGCCTATTCATAACGATAGGCAAAGTCGTGTATCATTTGGAGGCAAGGATAAACCCTAGCCTTCTTAACTTGACAAGGAGTAAGCAATGGCAAATGTTAATGTTGCCTTCGGCCTAAAGCCGATTAATACCGCTGGTAGCACTCCCGCTACTTCCGGTACTAATGCATACTTCATTGACAGCGGCGCAAGCGCGATCTTTCAGGGTTCAATAGTTAAGTGCGACAATGGCGGCGAAATCGTCATTAGTTCTGCTACTGCTGACACTCAAGCTCCTCTTGGCGTTTTTGCTGGCTGTGAGTATGTATCCTCAACTACAGGTAAAAAAGTATTCTCAAATACATGGCCTGGATCAGGTGCGGACACAAACTTCGACATTGTCGGATTTGTGTACGATAACCCGATGCAGCGTTACATTATTGCGACGGATGCTACATTTACCGATAGAGCCACTGCTATAGCTGCTATTTTTGAAAATACGCAGTTAGATAGTGGTGCAAGTGGTAGCACAACCACAGGCATTTCCAGTGCAAAGATGGATGTTGCAACTCTTGACTCATCAAATGCTTCTCTTCCTCTGAAGATTGTTGGCATTCAAGATGACGTTGAGAATGAAGACTTCGCTGCTGCTGGTATTCCTATGATTGTGATGCTTAACAATCACGCACTGCTTCAGGCTGATTCTGAAGCGGCAATTTCGTAAGGGAGTGTAGGTAATGGCTATTTCTAGAGCACAACTCGCCAAAGAACTAGAGCCTGGTCTTAACGCTCTGTTCGGCATGGAATATGGTCGCTACGAAGGTCAGCATTCTGAAATCTTTGATACCGAAACATCAGATCGGGCATTTGAAGAAGAGGTGATGCTGTCAGGATTCGGAGCGGCTCCAACTAAAGCGGAAGGTTCGGGCGTATCCTTTGATGATGCGAACGAAGCATACACTGCTCGTTACAATCACGAGACAGTTGCTATGGCCTTCTCAATCACTGAGGAAGCTGTGGAAGACAATCTGTATGATCGTCTAGCTTCACGCTATACTCGTGCACTTGCACGTTCTATGGCACACACCAAGCAGGTTAAAGCTGCATCAATCCTGAACAACGCATTTACTGCTGGCGCATCTGCTGGTGGTGACGGTGTTGCTCTGTGTGACGCATCTCACCCGCTGACATCAGGTGGCACATTCGCCAACGAACCATCAACTGCTGCTGATTTGAATGAAACTTCCTTGGAAGACTCTCTAATTAGCATCGCTGGTTTCGTTGATGAGCGTGGCCTAATCATCGCTCTTCGCGGCATGAAGCTAATCATTCCACGTCAGCTTCAGTTCGTTGCGGAACGTCTGATGGTTTCCAACCTCCGTGTTGGCACAGCAGACAACGATGTAAACGCACTCAAGTCAATGGGCATGTTGCCTGATGGTTATGTGGTTAACGACTACTTAACAGACACTGATGCGTTCTTCATCAAGACAGATGCACCAAACGGCCTCAAGCACTTTGAGCGTACTGCACTGTCAACAGCAATGGACCCAGACTTCGATACTGGTAACATGCGCTTCAAGGCTCGTGAGCGTTACAGCTTTGGATTCTCTGACCCACGTTGCATCTTCGGTTCACCGGGCGCGTAAGGTTAGAAACATCTTTTTTAAAGGGCGGGTATTCACTCGCCCTTTTTTATTGTATACTTAGGTATCCCTGACAGCCGCATGGTGTGGCTGACACTAGCCGAGACAGGAGATAAAATTGGCTAACACTACTTTTAACGGTCCCGTCCGTTCAGAAAACGGATTCAAGACAATCATCAAGAACTCCACAACTGGTGCTCTTACCAACGAAATGACTTTGTCCACCTACAGCACTTCAATCACAATTGCTGCAAGTGGCACAGATCATAAAGAATCATCTATCGGTATTCCGTCTAATTTCATTCCTATGGGCGTTGCTATCACAGTAACAAGTGCTGCGGCTAATAACGTAAACTTGGTTGATATTGGCACAGATGCAGACACAGATGGTTTTGTGGATGGCATTGCTATTGCTATTAACTCAACAGGCTTCAAGGGCTTCTTCCCGTGTAACGGTGTGCTTGGTATGTCTGGTGGAACAACTACCGCTGCTACAGAGACTGCTGACGAAGTTGAAGTTGTAATTTCTGGTACAGCAGGTGCTGGTGGCGTTGTTGCTCTGAAGTTCTTTGGTATTGCTTCTGATTCACCAACTGCTTAATAGGAGGCTGATATGGCTGCTTCTATTACAGCAAAAACTGCTACAGCCACAGGCGTACTGCTTGGTGGTCGAACCCGGTTAAAAGCTTTTGTGGTTCGTTCTGCTGGTAGTGGGTCTCCTGCGGCAGTTTTCAAAACTGGTGGCTCTAGTGGCACAACACTTTTAACCATGACATTTGTAGCAGGTGACGATACTCAGATTACTATTCCTGACCACGGAATAATATTTGATGACGGATGCCATGTTACGTTGACAAACATAGACTCGATAACTGCTTTCTTTGGGTAGTCCTATGGCCCGTAAAAAAAGTAAGATGCCGCCCCGTAATAAGAAAAACTTTCGTCCAACGAAAGCAGGGGCAGGCATGACCAAGGCTGGCGTGGCAGCGTATCGTCGCGCCAATCCTGGTTCTAAGTTGAAGACAGCCGTAACAGGTAAGGTTAAAAAGGGTAGCAAGGACGCTAAAAGACGTAAGTCTTTCTGCGCTAGAAGTGCTGGTCAGATGAAAAAGTTCCCAAAAGCAGCCAAAGATCCGAACAGCAGATTGAGGCAAGCGAGGCGGAGATGGAAGTGTTAAACGTGAACAGTTTTATTGGTGGCGCAACACTCGGTTTCATCGGCTGGATAGCCTTTACTGTGGTTGATTTAAAGACCGAGACGGCTGTTATAGCTGTTAAGGTAGATCAGAATCATAAGATGCTGGCTGAACTTTGGGATTATTACTTACAAGAAAGGGTCAATGATGGCAATCTCGCGTGGGTCACTCGCAAGCCAGATATCCAAACCACCGCAGAAACGCAAGTGGAGTAAGAAACGCAAAGCAAAGATAAACTGTAAGCGTCCACGTGGGTTTAGCGAAAGAGCACACTGTGCAGGTAGAAAGAAAAAGAAATGAGTAAAAAAGATGCATGCTATCACAAGGTTAAGGCAAGATATAAGGTCTTCCCGTCGGCGTATGCAAGCGGGGCCATCGCCAAATGCAGAAAAGTCGGTGCTGCCAATTGGGGCAAGTCAACAAAGAAAGCGCATGGTGGCATACACGACCAGAAGCCCAAGCGCGCCTTCAGAGGGAAAGCCGTCAAAGGGACAGCAGTGGCGCGTGGATGTGGTGCTATAATGAAGGGTAGACGTAAAAGAACAAAGGGGGCGGTAACGCAATCATAAATGGATCCTGTTACATTAATCGCCACCGCCACAACTTCATATCAGGCGATTAAAAAAGGATTCGCCCTCGGCAAAGAAGTGACATCAATGTCAAAGGACATTGGTAAGCTTATGGGTGCCATAGGTGAACTTAAAGAGGGGCATGAGAAGGCAAAGGGCAGACGGTTTGGTAGTGTAGAAGAAGAAGCTTTACACACCTATGCTGCAAAAAAGAAGGCAGAAAAGATGGAAGCAGAGCTTCGTAACTTCTTGGTTGCCAATTATGGGTTTAATGCTTGGAGAGATGTGTTAAAGGTACAAGGTGAGTTACGAAAAGAACGACAGGCAAAGAAAAGAAAACGGGAGCGTTTGATAGAAGCAGTTATGGAATGGACGTTAGCGTCAATTATAATTGCTATGCTAGTTGGATTAGGAATATTCATAATTGTAAGTATTAGAGGCTGATGGGAAGAATATGGCTGTTAGAAAAACAAAAGCTGGTCTTGCTCTCAAACGGTGGTTCAAAGAAGACTGGAAGGACG